TTAAATTCAAAAATTATAGCCAAAGTGTTCGCTCTGTCACTAAAAGAAAACTGTACACTTTCACCACCGACTGATCTAAAGAATGTACGATAAGAATATGAACCAGAAATATTACTGGTGTCCACAACTCCACCTGAATGCGGATGTAAAATGGGTGAATTGATTCCGTAGGATCGAGACATTCCGTAGTTATTAGACGCACCTAGATCCAATTCGTTAGTTCCTGAGTATGATGATCCATCAGAACGTTTAACGGTCGTGTGCAATGACTCATCTGCTACTGAAGTATATAAGCCACCACCCATTATCATATAAACTACATATGTATTGGCAGTTCTGGTAAGCGTTAAATCTAAACCGGATACTGGTTGGAATGATGTATTGGTTGTTACTATAAAGGTAGGTGCTAAAACTGCTGTTTTTATTTGGATAATATGCCCAGCAGGGAACACCACTCCACTGCCAATCGTGCCACCAGTAATGGCAACACTGTCTGCTGCTTGAGTAGCCATTGAACCCAGACCCAGATTTGTCCGGTTGGTCGCACTGTCCACATTTGATAGTGTGATTGTCCCAGATGACTCCGTAGCCAGGGTCACACTGTTTAGTTGTATTTCTCCTGCCATATTTAACTCACCACTTTAAGAATGCCTGTTACATTGAGTGCAGACGCACCAGTAAAATTAGCGTATCCGTGACTGATGACTAAGTAACCTGCCAGCGTTCCGCTACCCGAAAAGGTTGTGTTGCCAATATACATTCGATTCGTTCCCGCACTGATCGCTAGTGAATCGGATACCGTTGAACTGTGTTCGATGTAACTACTGCCAGAGCCGCCACTTGACTGATCCACGAAGCTCAGATTGCCAGCACCATCGGTTTTCAAAACCTGATCTGCAGACCCGTCTGCTGTGGGCCACGAAAGCCCGTCAAGGATGATCTTGCCCGTAGTATCGGGAGTGATACTGATGTTCCCTGCTGAAACCGAAACAATGGACTGCCCATTGACATCTAAGGGACCACCGAGTTGTGGGGTAGTATCACTGACGATATCGGAGACCCCTCCGGTCGCTGCTTCCCACGCAACTCCACCCGTTCCATCTGCAGTCAGGACATATCCATCCGTAGCATCAGAAACTCCGTTATTCGATCCCAGATCTGCAGCATTCAGTGATGCTAAAGAAGTAACTCCAGTTCCTCCGTTTGCCGTTCCAAGGGTCCCTGTGACTGCTGTGCCGAGATCGTTGGTCTCTGCGGTGAGGTATCCAGAATCATTGGTCCACTGGGAGATGTTGCCAGATTTGTTTGTGAGGGTGTCAGTGCTGGATGCTGTGATGTACGAACCAAGATCCAAAATTTGAGACTCAGTAATTGTGTCCTGGGTTGCTAATGCCCCCAGTCCTAACGTCGTTCGTTGAGCCGTAGAATCCGCATCATCTAGGATCGCACGGCCTGCTGCAGTCAGATCAGCAACTGCGTATACATCGGAGGCAGTCGTGTAGATCATCTTGTCTGCTGCTGTCGTGAGCCCTGAGATCGACTGTAGTCCTGCATCATACGCTTGCGTATGTACTCCTGGCTGAACTTGGAGAGCAGTCCTGGCATCACTGGCAGTCGCACTGCCTGTCCCACCAGAGGTAACTGGGAGGGTGTCGGTCACGTCTGTCGTGAGGTTGACTTGCTGCAGCGTGATTGCCTGACCGGACAGGGTCAGGTAATCCAGAGATCCCGATAGACTCACCGGAGTCGAGTTGTCAGTCCCACTGACATCGACCCCTAACGTGGTGCGGAGGGTCGCGCCACTCTCAAACTGAAACTCTCCTGCTGTCGAGTTGTAGACCAGCACAGCATCGTCTGCGAGGGATGACGTGTTTACGTCAGAGAGTGTCTGAACCGTTGAGCCTGGGAGGTCCGCATATTTCCACTCTGAATCGGTGGTGGAATATTTGAGGATTTGATTATCGGTAGGAGTCGCATCATCATCAGTAAGAAGTATCCGATCAACCTGCACCTGGAGGGCAGTGTTGAGTTTTGCGTAGGTGATCGACCCATCTGCTGGATTAGTCGTGATCCCTGTGAGATCTGAATCGTCCGCCTTATCATCAAGAGCAGTCTGCAGTCCTGAGATGTCGGAGATTGAGAGTGTGGATGCTGACCAGTTCTGACCGTTGAACTGCAGCACCTGGTCCTCTGCAGGAGTGGTATTGACCACGTTGCCCAGTTCCTCCAGATCCTGATCTGCAATTGAGTCATTCAGAGTCTTCAGTTCGGTGTCGATCTTGGTAAAATTTGTATTTAAATAAGTACCCCATTGATCGTCATCAGATCCAACTGTTGGTAAATTCAGTCCGTAGTTCGTGGTGGTCGTTGGCATCGCTTAACTAAAGTAAGGAGGTAAAGGGTTACTGCAGTCCAAAGTTGGGTAGGGGTAGCGGATCTGATAGACCTTATAATCCACAATATCTGAGTCTCCACCTCCGCTCCCCAGATTAAAAAAATTCTCTTGATTTACAATTTGCGGCATACGGAACACAATCCTGGTGGTACTGTCCACTGTTGCTGAACCTGTGTACTTTGCCTCAATTCGTTGAGCATCACCTCGGTCTTCCCCAGAAAACGCAGGACTCAGCACCGTTACATAATCCCCCACAGATCCAACCCCTGCCAATGCACTGTCAGAGACTCGTCGTCCAGAAAACGTCTTAAATGATGTGGTTAGCACCCCGTCATCGATTAGTTCCTGTAGAATAGATTCAGACCCAGTATTTAGCGCCTTGTGTTCCGACTCATCGACATTCCCCCCAATGTGCGTTGGGAAGCTGGTCAGTTCTGTACGAAAACTCTTGTATATAGTTTGAACTACGGTTTTGGTCCCACTGCTCTGGGCAGCAGTTCGGGCATCAAGGATTGTTTTCGTCGCGCAAGTGTCCTGCAGGGCGGAACTGAGATCCGATTCTGCTTGGCTCACGATGATGTCTAGTGCATCCAGCTTCCCAGTCAGGTAGTTGAGTAGAATCGTGGCATTCCCCGAACTGAAGAAGGTCTCAATCTCGCTTGCAGTCTCTGGAGGAGAGATCCCTAGTGCAGTGAGTTCGGTGTTATACGCAGGCCAGGTGCTGACGGTGCTGTAGTTCCCACTGTAGGGATCAGGCAGAATCCCAGAGGTGTTTGTATTTGTCTGGGCAATGTCCCGATTGATCTGGGCCAATGTGGAACTACTGCCAACCCCTGCAGCATTAACTCGGTCCGATAGATTTTTGAGTTTGGTCTCCAACCCCTGGAAATACGTCAATAAAATATCACCGTAGGTTGTATTGTCTCCGTTGACCGTAGGAAGCTCGAGGTCCGTATAGTACGCACTTGCTTGTGGCATCTACGGCACTCCTAGTGCGGATTCTGCCGCAGTTTTTGCGGCTGCGGCATCTGTCTTGGCATTACGAGCATCATCTGCCAGAGAGCCTGATGTTCCTACTGCACCGATAGTTGTTTCCAGAGTTAAGACCCGGCTCGTGAGCGTAGTCAGCGTGGTGTTGATTGATTTGTTGGCTACAGAGATTGCTGTTTCACTGTTTGTCTTTGCAGTGCTCGCGTTTGTGCTGGCCTGGGTGAGGTTGTACGCCAGGCTCGGAGTTACGGAGTCACTGACCTCCCCCAAGATCTGATCAACCGTGTAAGTCTCATTCTCAAGGCTCTGAAAGGCTGCGTTGAGCTTGGACCCCCAGGAATCTCGGTCTTTGCCAACCTCTGGGAGTGTGATCCCGTAATTTGCCGAGGTCGGTGGACTGTCTGTGATTGCCATCAATTATCCTTAGATTTTGCTGTCCACTCTTCTAGTGTTGTATCTGGCTGTTTGCTCCAGATCTCCTGAGTTGTGTCAACCTGCTTTGTCCAATTCCCAACCACATTCGGGATCTGCTCAAAAATCACTTCTCGGACATAAGGCCCAATCCCGTAGCGTTTGGTCCCAAACCTGGTGAATTGCGCCATTATACTCTGAGCCGATTCGTAAGCGTATTCCCCACAGGACGGAAGCTCAGGCTGTGCCTGCTTCCTTTGGCACGTCTGCGATCATCTGCAGCCTGGATCTGTCCAATTGCCTCATTTGCCAGCTGACCCCAGACTGGGAGCCTCTCGTCCTCCCCTAAAAAGGGAGTTGCTGCGACCATCGCATTGTAGAGATAGGCATCTGGATGAGCCGTCAGAAGCCAGTTGGTCGTGTTGGAAGCAGACAGAGCCGGGATTTTTGCGTAGTAGTTCATCTCGTACGTCTGGCTCTCTGCAGGCGCTGGCAGGATCCGGACGTTGGCTCCCTTGTAGACGTAGTAGCGAGCGTGTTTATCTGAAAGCGAGGCAATGTAGTTGGTCTCGTTGGCCTCATCGATCTGGTGTGCTGGGATCTCGATCAGATCCCGCTCCACGGGACTGATCACTCGGAGTACCTTGAACTCCAGAAAGTCACTTGGCATCGTCAGATAGTTGTCTGAGCTCACCAGCTGAGATCTCGTGTACTGATCGCTTGTTCGGAGTACCCGGTTCATCTTGGCCTCTGCCAACTGGACAAAGCTTGGAGCGTAGGTTGCCAAGTCACTACGATTAAGCCAGGTCCCGATATTGGTCAGGAGCTCGCTGTAGGTGTTCATACTCGCCCCTCCCACACTCGGAAGCACCTATTGGCTGAGTCATTCAGCCAGCGCTTGAGAGCTTTCCTGTCCTTGAAGCTCCCGTCCCGAAACATCTGGTTCGCTACAGCTGCAGGAAGATGAGCCACTAATCTCATAGATGATTTTGTGTTGAGATTCTCCCGGTCCAACTTGGCCTGCTTGACCAAGGGCTCGAGGTCCTCTGTGATCACGTGGTGAATGACAGACTCATCAGCAGTCTCACTGACCAGCTGGCTGACTACGTTCCCACGATGATCCAAGATTGTGCTGTGTTTCATTTAGGTAGAGCTCAGGGCTTACACCCCGAGCTCACTGAGGGTTATCAGGTGGTCAGATCTGTGATCAGACCGTGCGCTTGCCCA